ATTCTGAATGATAGTGAAGTCCTCTATAGTCAGTTCAAACTTCATCAGATGTCACCATCTTCTCTGTTCTCACTGTAGTGGACATCAAAAGAACCGCCTGGATAACGCTTCTCTAGTTTCTCTACATTCATCTCAATCAACTCATCGAAAGAGACGCCTAGAGAGATACACGCTTGAGCAACATACCATAGAATGTCACCCAACTCACGCTTCATATGATACTCTTCATCAGCAGTCCACTCTTTACCTTGGAAGGCAATCTTCTTAGCGATCTCAGCGAACTCACCACCCTCAGCAGTAATACCAATAGCAGCAGTCAGGAGACGGCATAGGTCCTTACCTCGCAGTTTAAGTGCTTTGTTGCGATCAATAAAGGCACCTGTCTTACGACTCTCTAAACTAGTTACACCATCTACGAATTCTAGATAGCGATCAAAATCTACATTCTTGGACATCGTTATAATAAGTATTGGGGTTATTGTAGCATTGGATGGTCGATTAAACAACCACTCTCTTGTATTTAAAACTGCAGGTGATTCTTGGTTCTGTGTGGACTACCTCGCAGTTTACATTTTCTTTAATGTAGATGGAGTCTCCTGGATTGAGGACAACTTCACCATTATCAAATACAAACTTTGTGGTTCCTTTACACTGAACTGTAAGCATATCGGCAAGTTCTGTATCTCTGCCGCCAGTCTTCGCTTCCTCTTCTTTGGAATAATAGACACGCAGTTTTTCTGCTTCCATCATCTTGATAGAGTCTGCTAAGAATCCAGTGTATGGACCTACCAGAACTTTTGTATCTTCACGCAACTCAGAGGTGCCTGATTCATCTTCAATTTTAGTCTGAGAATCAATCTGTTCCCAGGTTAATGACTGCATCATATTGAATGCGCCAGTAATCACTTCGTATTCCATTAGAAATTCAGTTTAGCAAATTTATCTTTAAGGGATGGTTTCTCCTCCTCGTCTCCAGTATCTAGGATGTCATCTTGTGCTGACTGCTCGCAGTCATAGAGACGCATCTTTGCTCTGTCGATGCCAACCACAAAACGCTTGTGGCGTGATGGGTCATTGTATCTATTCTTCAACTGCTTGACCATAATCTGACCCAACTCCTCCAACTCTTCAGTGGAGATAAGGGCAAGCATAAGGTCAGCAGTAGCAGGTAGACCGAACGATTCAGAGGTGTCGGTGATGGCAACATCGCTATTACCATAACCACTACGGGTAGTCTGTGTAGCACTCACGATAGGCACATCAAACTCCACAGCAAGACCACGCAACTCCTCAGCAATACTCTTGACGAGTGTGTAGGAGTTTACATTAGATCCAGCACGGAGACGGGAAGACGCACAGATGTTGAGATAGTCAATGAAGATAATATCTGGTGTGAAGTTCTTCTTCAGTTTCAACTCATTCAGAAGTGCTCTGAAGTGCCCTGAGTGTGCTGAGGCAGTGGGATATTCCTTGATGACTAGACTGCCCTGTGTCTTGGTAGACAACTGTGAGACCTTATTCTCAAAGGTCTGACGAGGCATATCACTCAGGTCTTGAATGTTGACATTGAGAAGGTTGGCGTCGATACGCTCAGCAATCTTCTCTTCTGCCATCTCACAAGTGATGTAGAGGACATTCTTACCTAACATCAATGCTGATGCTGCTACGTGACACATAAAGAGTGACTTACCAACACCAGTACCAGCGAGGGCAATGTTGAGTGTCTTCTTAGGTAGACCACCTTTAGTGATCTTATTAAGCAGATCAATGTCGAAAGGAATCTTATCTTCCTTCTTATGGTAGAACTCCCATCTCTCATCAGCATTCTCGATATAGTCGTGACCGACATTGCTATCGAATGATACTGCTAGAGCATCGGAGAGGATACTTGGAATAGCATCCTCACTCTTCTTTGGATCATCACCATTAGCGATGGTCACAGACTCCATCAGAGCGTTGTAGATTGCCTGTTTACGGCACCAGGACTCGGTGCTATCAATCATCCACTCATCGGTACCAGAGACCTCTGGGAAGTCCTGTAGAGTGCCTCTGATGCCCGTGACCTGCTCTTCTGTAAGGTCAGCACGATTCTCTACCTCAATGGAGATTGCTTCCAGTGAGGCAGTTGAATTGTATTTGACAATATAGCGAGCAATCTCCTCAAAGATTACTCGCTCAGATGAGTCCTGAAAGTATTCTGGTTCCAGAAAAGGAATGACCTTTCTGGAGTATGCTTCATTGTGTAACAGTGACCTGAGAATCAGGTTTTCAATTCGTTCCATAATCTTTTTTCAGGTGCTCAGTAATATAAAGTCCTTTACGAACTTTTCTTGGGACCAGATAGTCAACTGATCCGGGTGCTTTGATCATATCAGCAATGACATTTCCTGCTACGGTCATCCTCTCACTTCCTTTACTTTCGTCAATTCCGTGAGGTGCCCAAGAGGTGAATGCTATTATATCACCCGGATCTTGTTTTGGATAGAGGTGCTTTCCATTTCTACTAACAAAATAGAAGCACTTAGTATTAGTTGGTCTAATGAAGTGAACGAAAGATATGGGAACTTTAGCACTCACATGAAAATGATTGCCGTGACTGCCGTCGTATACTTGACACCAATAGTCAAATGAAGTCTCACATTCATACAACCCCAAGTCATTTACAATACTATTCACTACTTTCTTGTAGGAGTCTAGAAAAAGTATCTCGGGTCTGGAAAAAACATCAGATTCAAAGTAAGTTGAGTACATAGACCCAATACCCGATTCAGAGTAAGTCAGATAGTTCTCTGTAGATACAATCTCAGAGTAGACTTTCTGAATATCTTCTTCACTAAATTTTAGATTGTCCCGCCAAATGACAGGACTCTCCTCATCAAACTCAACGTTCATTCTTCTCCTTTAGTTCTAACCAATGATCGTATTTGGTTAGACATCCAGTGTAGTCAGTGGGGAAATACTTTGCCATGATCTGTTGGAGACCCATAGAAAGTGCATGAGACCCAACAAACCAGACTTCTTTCTTCTCTTCAATGATAAAGTGCCTGACTGGACACTCATCATAGTCGAGAATAGTTTTGAACTTGAACTTATGCCCCGTAGGAGTAGGTTCCATTAGCGATTACCTCCAGTTTTTCCATGATTTCTTCAGTAAAGTATTTCTCAGGTTCCTTAAGGATTGCCTTCGCATATACTTTTTTGCCATCGCCCATATCGTAACGACCGGCAACGTTCTTCCACATACCACCCAACTCTCCTAGTTCTAGGAGACCATAGTATCGGTCAAGACCACGCTCATCATAATAGAGGCGGATCTCTGCTTCCTTGTTTTCCTTACTCAGACGAGACTTAGCAACCTTTGCTTTGATAATATTGCCGATGACTTCTTTTCCATCCTTCTCTTTCTTCTTGCTAAGATGGATGATAGTACTAGCAGCGTACTTGAGGCCACTACCACCTCCCATTTCTTTCGTAGGTACATAGGCTCCGATAACATCATAGGTGTGATTGGTAACGATAAGGGGAATGTTTGCTTGACCCAGTTTGAGGGTAAGCATTCTGAATGTGCCTTTGATAAGTTGTGACTTGGTCATGTCTCTGACCATCTTATCATTGAGGGTGTCGTCGATCTCCTTGTTAGTGGAGAGCATACCAAGAGAGTCTAACACAAACATACAAGGTTTGCGCTGATCTTCTGGTTTCTTAAGATACATATCAACCGCTTTGAGTGCCTTGCTACGGAACTCTTCTACGGTAACGACATTGACGACAGCAACTCGGTTGAGGTCGATGCCACGAGACTGAAGAAGTCCTTTATTGATTGCAGCTTCAGTATCGAAATAAAGGCAATATGCATCGGGATTAGTATCCAAGAAGTTCTTAACCACCGCGAGTGAAAAGAAAGTTTTACCAGTACTGCTTTCCCCAGCAATTGCAGTGATTTTATTAGCAGAGACCCCGCCACTGAGAGACCCAGATACAAGAGCATTAAAGATGAGCGAACCAGTGTCAACGTATGACTCCGTTTCGTCAATGTCTGCTGCAATTTTTGTGTAGTCACCACCAATCTCATTTACTATGTCCTTTAAAAAATCCATAATTAATCTTTATCTTGTAAGTATTTTACCATATCATCACGAATTTGTAGCAATTCGTCTAAACAATTTGCTTGTTTCGCGATAGTTCTCAACTCGTGGTCTGGTTTGAGTAGAGATTGAATGAAGAGGTCCATTGCCTCATCGTATTCGGGTGTGTTCATAGGAAGAATGATTCGAGAGATACTGTTTTTTCGGAACTCCAACCAACTGAATCAAGAATAGTTTTCAGTGGATCGAGGAAACTCTTTTGAAACTGACTGTCGTAATCAACATACTTCTCAATACCCAACTCTCGTGGGAAGTCTGAGATGAATGAGATAACATTTTCTCCGATGGTATTGGGGACTTTCAAGTAACAGAACTTGATCTTCTCACCATTACCAATCAAAGAATACTTCTTATCTAGACCTGCTTTCCGAACATAATGATTGAACAGAAGTGCCCCACGAGCATGGATCGGTGTTCCCTTGCTATAGATGTGAGTAGAACATTTGTACTTTCGCAC